TGCCAAACAAAACAACCCGTAAAATTTCGTTCAATCCTACCCGGTCCAAACCTAAGCAGAAGAAAGCTTCTGCTCCTGTCAAACATGTCAAAGAAACTCCGATGATACATAGTCCCCGCTATAAACAGTGGGGTGCTATTGGAAGAGAAATTGGCAGTAAATTTGGTTTCGGTGTTGCTGGTCGTGCCTTAGGGCAAGCCATTTCCAAAATTTCTGGACATGGTGACTACAACACTTCCGAATTTCCTGTAGAAAACAACTTGCTTGTTAATAAAAGTGAGGTTCCGCAGTTTTCAGGTTCAAAGACTTCCAATATTGTGTGCCATCGTGAGTACATTTCTGACATTACTACCAGTGCTTCACCAAACACCTTCTCGTTAAGTTCTCTTTCCATCAACCCCGGTCAAAATGGTACTTTCCCTTGGTTAGCAACTATAGCACAATGCTATGAAGAGTACCGTATCCACGGTATGGTTTTTGAGTTCAAATCTACCAGTTCAGATGCTTTGAATAGCACCAATACTGCACTGGGTGAAGTTATCCTTGCTACCAACTATAACGCTTCCTCGACTAATTTTTCCAATAAATTAGCCATGGAGAATTCCGAGTTTGCCCAATCCGCTAAGCCATCTCTTAGCCAAGCGCATGCTGTGGAATGTAAGCCCCAACAAAATCCTCTTGGTATTTACTATGTACGTACTGGATCTTTGCCATCTGGCCAAGATATCAGATTTTACGACATGGGTAATTTTCAAATTGCTACCAATGGATTTCAAGGGACTTCTGTTAATGTTGGTGAGCTCTGGTGTACTTATATGATTGAGTTTCTTAAACCGATCCTACCACTTACAGCCGGGGGCAATATGTCTTCTTTTCATACTACTCGTAGTGCTGTTGCAGCTGCTACTTACCCATTGGGTACTACGATCAAATCATCTTCAGGGTCTATGACGACCATTGTTACAGGTACTGTTCTTACTGTGTATGCTGATGTTGGCAACGTTTACAATGTCAAATTAATTTGGCAAGGTACATCTGCTGTATGTGTGGCCCCTTATGTTACCAACACCGGTTGTACAGGAATGTATCTATTTGCTAATGGCATTGGTCCTGATCTTGGTTATTATCAAACCAATACAGGTACGACAACTCCCTGCCTATTCTTCGATTCTTATTGGACCTGCACCGCTCCTGTCATGACATTTACTTTTGGCGTAGCTGGTACTATTCCTACAGGAACCGCGGCTGTTGACATTTTTGTAAATGGTCTCGATTCCACTGTCATCTCATAACCGTGTCTACAAATCTAAAAACGAAAAAATTACAAAATAACAAAAACATTTCTTTATATCGACCCCTTCGATTTTCATTGGGGAAATCCGACCTCATCGGCTTTAATGAGGCAACCTGTGCAAACAATACCTTTGGGGAAACCTATTGGGGGCGGCACTCGTCATAAGTTTTAATAACTCC